TGTAACCTTTAGAATCTGTTCTATAAACCCATGAATTACCACCGCATTTTCTACAGGTGCTCATTAGTTGCCCCTTCCATGTTGGCACTCGTTGAGTGGTCGGAGACAGTCGCCGCAATAGATAGGGCTCATGCGCTAGCCTCCTCTAGTGATTCCTCAACTTCAGTCAGCGCCTCGTTGAATAGGTCGGTATAATAGAGATAAAGGTCGAGGCTCATTAGGTTGATGATATTTACTTCTTCTCCATGTCCTAATTCTGCCCCGCCGCGGTCGTCGTACTCGCTAGGCATAGCCTGCCACGATTGGATAATCTGATTGTTGTAAACGGGGATATATCCATCCACCCATTCACCGATATTGTCTCTAAATTCGTCGAGTGTCATGTATTCCTTAGACAACTGAGTACGAATCTCGTTAATCATGTCTTCTTTAATGCCCATTGCTAGCCCCTTCCATAAGGCGTTAAGTCGAGGTAGGTACCTCGCCACCCCCGACGGTATTGCAACCGTCGAGGATAGTCAAGCACCTAGCGATTCCCTGCGTACTTAATAAGGGTGCAGACTTGCCCGTCTACCGTCGTGTGACAGTTGCCATAGACGGGGTGATGAGTGGCGCGGTAGCCGACGGCGAGGAGGCTTAGGGCTATTGCTAGAACGGCGAGTAGTTGCTTCATTATGCGATTTCCTTTCCGACATAGGCGCGGGCTAGGTAGTAATCGAGGCGCCCGAGCAGGGCGTGAATTTCCTGCCTTCTTCCGTCTCCCCAAGTGCCTTGAGAGTCGTGGAATAGGGCGGAATAAATGAGAGAGAGTTCTTCCTTAGTGAATTTTGTTTCCATTATGCGACTTCCTTTCGGGTGAGGATATTCTTGGCGGTGAGGAGGCACTCTAGGCACCAATCTTGGTTGAGGACATACATTAGGCAAGGCTCGCCACAAGCGAGGCAGATTGAGGGATAGACAGGGATTGCCATTATGCGCGCACCTCCTCAATTACTAGGGTGCTCTCGTCTATCTCCTTAGCGAAGGCGCGAGCCTCAGCGAGAGTCGAGAACCATTCGCGGTAGTCGATAGTCTTGCCGAAGGTATAACGTCCGACTACATAGCCGTGATAGTAGCCCGTTGCTTGCTTGATGTAGTAGTAGGCATGCGCCTTAGTTGTACCTTCAACTGTGCGCTGAATGATTCCGAGGTAGTTGTGTTCTAACTTCTTGTCCCATTTCATACTTTCCACCTTCCATAGTGTCGGGGCTTGCCCCCGATATAGAGAAGATTACGCGCCTGATACAGGCGTGTCAAGGCGGAAATGGTCATTTAGTGGTCATACTTTCCCACGCTCAAATGGTCATTAGTTGAATGTTCAACCAATTGGCAGACTGTCGGGGAGAGTGCTAGCCATAAGAGTTGAGTCGAGGAGGCTCAAGGTTAGGGAATCGGGTCAGAATCGGGAGGCCTCGAAGTGGGGGAAAGTGGAGGAATGGGGTGGGAATGGACAGTCCCCCATCACGCCTCGAACCCTTGCCCAATCGCCCTAGAAGATAAGAAGTTCGCCCTTATACGGCGATATAAGAGGCTCGAACGTGTCGATAAGTCGATAATTCTGTAGGGGTCGGGAGAGTAATTCTGTGGGGGCTAGGAATAAGTCTTGCCGTCGAAATGTCGACAAAGCGACTATCGCAACCCCAGGGTTTTTAATCCGCGCGCCTACCTACCGTTACTATCCACCAAAATATTTTTTATAAATATAGGCTCTGACCAGCACTTTTATAGTATGTGACGAACATCACACACCCAAATGCGGGATAAACGATAAAATCCCCACCTTAATATATATAGGGGATAAAATAAAACAGCCCCCTCCGTTCGGCTCTCACAACAGTCGGAGCCTCACAGCGGAGACTGTTTGAGAGCGTCGGTAACCTCCTTAGGGTCGGTTACCTCCTACCCCATTAAGCGCTCCAAGAGCGCCCCTAGTTAACCCACAACATTGCCCATAGGCAATGCTTCGCAGTGGGATAGTTATAGCCAATTGCCATTGGCTTCCAATTGCTCATTTTCAACCCATTAGGAAACGAAGGTCCGCGCCTTATGGCTAATAAAAAAGGCGACTACCGCCTGGCACCAGGTGCCACGCTTCCTGCCCCAGAGGCCAAGAAAAGACTTATCAGTCTCATTGAGGAAGGCGTCACAGTTGAGGACGCCTGCCGCGCCGTAGGCAAATCCGTCAAATCCTATGAGTACTACCGCGCTTCCGACCCACAATTTAAGGAAGCGATTGACCTAGCCCGCGTTTTGCAAAAACGCAAGGGCGTTGTGGCAGATGACGACAAGAATATTTCTTTTGAAGATTTCCGTCTTAAGTACCTTAACTCCATGACTTTCCCACACCAACGCAATATCATTTCGCTGCTGGAAGACGGGGAGCCAGCATGGCTCCATCCAAACATGATTTATGAGCCTGGCTTTAAGAATTACGTGCTCTGCAACATGCCACCAGAGCACGCGAAATCCATGACCGTCTCGATTGACTTTGTGACGTATCTGATTGTGACCAACCCAAATGTCAGAATCAAGTTGGTGTCCAAGACCCAGCAGATGGCCAAGGAATTCCTTTACGCCGTCAAGCAACGCTTAACTGCTCCACAGTGGATTGAACTCCAGCGTCGCTACGCTCCAGTAGAAGGCTTCAAGGCTACCGCTGAAAAGTGGACCCAGGACGCAATTTACATCGAACGCGACTCAGGTGAAAAAGACCCAACGCTTCAGGCTCTTGGTATTGGTGGTCAGATTTACGGTGCTCGTGCCGACTACATCATCCTTGATGACTGTGTGACCTTGGCTAACGCCAACGAATACGAAAAGCAGATTCGCTGGATTCAACAGGAAGTCATCACCCGTGTTGGCCCTACAGGCAAGATTCTTGTAGTGGGTACACGCGTTGACCCACTAGATATGTACCGCGAGATGCGTAACCCAGACCGTTACCCTGATGGTACCAGCCCTTGGACCTATCTGGCTATGCCAGCAGTCTTAGAGTTTGCAGATGATGCAAAAGACTGGCAGACCCTTTGGCCAAAATCTGACCGCCCTTGGGCAGCAGATGAAACCATGCCTGATGCTGACGGACTCTATCCTCGCTGGGATGGTGAAAACCTCAAGCGCCGTCGTGGTGTCTTAGACCCAAAGACGTGGGCAATGGTTTACCAGCAGCAAGATGTTGAGTCAACTGCAATCTTTAGCCCTGAATGTGTACGAGGCTCTGTCGCAGGTATGCGCTCCATCGGACCGCTTATCCCAGGCGCACCAGGCCACCCTGCTTCACTCAATGACCAATACATCGTTGCAAGTATGGACCCAGCAATGTCTGGTGATACCTTCGCAGTTGTCATGGCAGGTGACCGCACAAATCAAAAGCGCTACCTCCTTGAGGCGGCACGGATGCCAGCACCAACGCCAGCACAGATTCGTGACCTCATCTTCTCTTGGACTGAAAAGTACAAGCCAAAGGTATGGGTAATTGAGAAGAACGCCTTCCAGTTGTTCTTGACTCAAGACGAACAGATTAACAAGTTTCTTGCGTCACGAGGCATTCGCCTTGTTGACCACTACACAGGTAAGAACAAGATGGACGCCGAGTTCGGCGTTGCATCTATGGCACCACTTTTCGGAACGACGGACAACCAAGGCAAACACATTAAAGGTTCCAATCTCCTGGAGTTTCCTCGTTCCGATAACGAACACATCAAGGCTCTTATCGAGCAATTGATTACGTGGTCTGCAGGCACAAAGGGTAAGCAAGACGGACCAATGGCCCTATGGTTTGCAGAGACTCAGATGCGCGATTATATCAACCAACTGGGTGCATACGGAAATACATTCATCAAGAATCCATTCCTCACACGTGGTCAGCAGAAGCAACGCAGAGTTGTGAACTTAGAAGAATACGCCAAACTCCAAGAGGAGATGGTAACTAACGGAGGCACGTGGTATGGCAATAGATATTGACGAGTTAGGTATCAAGGTACGCAAACTGCGTGACCACTACCATACTCGTGATGCTCGCTGGACTGACCTCATGTCTATCCGTCAGGGTAACATTCAGCAAGTCTTCCCTGAACTATTCTCATCAGACTTTCCTAAACCAATGGTGGCTAACTTCATTGACGTTGCAGCACGCGACGTAGCAGAAGTTATCGCTCCACTTCCAGCATTTAACTGCGACACAACAGATACTATCTCTGACCGTGCACGCAAGCGTGCTGACAAGCGCACCATGATTGCTGCTGGCTACCGTGACTCTTGCAATCTTCAAACTCAGATGTACACAGGCGCTGACCGCTATGTAACATTTGGAATGCTTGCATTTATCATTGAGCCTGATTTTGAAAACAATCGCCCAATGATTCGCATTGACAATCCAATTGGCTCATACCCAG